ACTACACAGCGAGGTTTTCAAAACCCAAATCATCATTTACGACAGATTTCACACCGTAGAAAGCTTCTAGCTCATCCACTGCATTCCTGATTGCTGCCAATTTAATGCGCATCTCATCTGCGCTCTTTTGATCGATGTTGTACACTCTGTCTCCTTTCTTACCACTACCAGACCAATCTGAATTATTGATATTATTGATGCGACGCCCGTCTGCGAAGACACTTGTGCTCCACCCCCGCAACTTGTCAAGTTGACCCAACGAAATCGTCTTTGGAAAAGTTGGCATATTGAACAAAACGCTTACTGATGATACGTAAGAAAATTTCAATATCGCCGAACCACCAAGGTGAGTCGAACCATCCCAACGGATGAGTTTTTCGCCAAATCATTCGGAGTAATAATAGCCACTCGAACATTAACACGCGGAGCTCCACCCACCAAGGGCAGAGGTTTGATCTGCTTCTGAATGCCGTACTGGCCAGCTTCCATCTCTCGAATGTATGGAGGCGGAACGCCGTTACCACCGAGAGGAGTAGAGTAACTAACATCCACAGACGGCTGCAGATCGTAATCGTCATCTTCCCCAAGGGCACCGTCAGCTGCTGAATTGAATGCTGATCGAATAACCATCTGTCCTCCACCAACAAGCGCGCTTGCGAATACTTGCAGTTTGCATGACACCAGCTCCGCGCGCGGACTCCTAGCGATGAAGGCGGCGACAGCTGCCACCTCGTGAATACGAGCGCTGCAGTTCCAACGTAGGGTCTTCCATGCTTTGACGTCATCAAGCAATCGCAGAGTGTCCATGGTACAACCGAACCGGAACACGTTAGCATCCCACGGATCTCCCAAGTAAGACAAATGCGGAGAAAGTGCGTTTGCCATTCCGCGTTGACGTTGGTCTTCTTCTCGGACTGCGGTAGATAAAGTTTGGTCCATATTTCAAAACGACCACTGATCGGAGCCGTAAGACCGAAACCTCTTTCTTCTCGAGCGACAATGCGTTCGGCATTCCGAATCAACAGCTTCCGGCCAGGAAAAGACTTGGTGCGCCAGTACTCCAAGCGAGTCTTGACGCGTTGCAACCAAGGTGCGTCGGGATCCGAAAACAGTATCGCACTCAGTAAAGGAATCTCGTGGTGAAATTGAGACAACACAGCCGCGAGCGCCGCCGATGAGAAATCGTCGAGCTCGGCGCCGCGCTGGATAGCAGCATAAGAATATTGACATTCCAACGCAAACGATCCCATGAATAGACTGGGGTGTTGCCCGTGAGCGCGCTTCACCAGAATCTTGAACCATAAGACCAGCGGATCGCGTACGATACCGATGCCCGGTAATAACAACCACCCGCAGAAGTCCGCGACTTTTGGGAAGTTCAGCTTGCTGAGCGTACGCACTACGTACTGTCGGTTGTTCGTCCAATTCTTGTGAATGGGCACCAAATGATCAGCCGCTTCATCATCCCCACCTATCAACCAGAAATCCCTCCATAAGGCTTCTACACCGAATCGCTCTGCGGTGATGCCCAAGTCGTAGAAACAGTTAAATAGGTAAGTCCCCGGCTCTCCGTCGTCCCGGCAGGTTTTCTTCGTGCCGCCCAAGGCTTGCAGGGATAGTTTAATGCGCCTGTACAACTCCACGCTAGCATCCGACATCCCAGCCCATTGAAACCACTGCAGATCCATTTGCAGAGAATCGCCCCCTTGCGTGGCTCCAAACTTCGTAAAATCGTTCACTGTACAGAACTCTTTTTCTTCTTCTGACAGTTGCGGATCAGTCTGCCAATTTGCTCGAACTACTTCGTCGAATTTACTGAGGTTCATGCCGCCGTAAATTAACACATGAGAATTCGTCTGATAAATTTTCACGAGCTCAAGGATGAATCGACACTCGACGCCGAAGACTGCGATGACCCACTCAGGCAAGACGTTGATCGTCTGTCCCGCCTTCGGCAACTCAAGTGCGAGTGCTTCCATCTTCGCCTTTAATTGCCCCTTCATACGCACCTTAGCCTTGAATTGCTCTAGCCACGCACTCGAGCGCTCGTCGTACTCATCGATCAAGCCTGCTGGTTTGTTCGTCACTCGTTTGTCTATTTGCTCTTGCAAGCATCTCAGGTAAAGGTCCTCATGTAGAGACACGTCAATCGCTACGGGCAAACCCAGTGCTCGCTGTGTCATGTGAAATAACTCGACTCCGAACCACGCACGGTTCGCATACTCTCGCTCATTATCCCGCACAGAGCAGTGGGCTATTCGGGCACGGAAAGTCTCCAACACCAGCGCGTCGTCGCTGCCTTTGAAACGCGGAAAGAGCCAAGCCGCAGGGATGGAAACTAG